ATATTTCCTACATTTGAACGAACAACAACATAATTATTATTTTCATTAATTTTAAATAATACAAGTTTTCCAGTTGTTTCATTTATAGGAATATCAGTTAAATAAACAGTTCCAGAAATTCCACCAACTTTAAATCCTGAAGATTTAATATTAAATCCCTCCATATTATTAACATGAAATTCATTTCCAAAACAAATTTCATACGAAGCAAAGAGATTTGCAGATACAAGTAGATCTCTTCGAATTTGAATTCTTGTAATGTTTGAAGTAATTGATTCATCACTATCGTCAATTATTTTTAAAAACTTACTATATTTAAATCTTGCACCATACTTATTAAGTTCTGAAGAATTTGAATATGATAGAATATTCTTCAAAATCTTAGTAGACAAATCATTTGCACTTGATACTTTATTTGAATTATAATAAACTGTTGAGTTTGTTTCAATATACAAGAACTTAAGATCTAGAATTTCAGTGATGATACCTGCAACACTGTACTTTCTCAATGATCTTTTTAGGTTTTCTTTTACTTGACTTGAAACAAATAGTCCATCTTTTGGTTTAATTGAGATATAAACCTTACCATATCTTGGTGGATTTAAAGTTTCTCCTCCAAATACGGATACAAATTCTGCTTCTGGATAAATTTTAGGTATTAATACCTCATAATCAGAAGCAGTAACTGCTCTATTCTGTGATGCAAATAGTTTTGTTGAGTTTCTTTTAATCGAATTAACATCTTCAATTTCTTGTCCATTTGAAGATGCTGAATTAGTTGTAATTGGAGAAATAAAGGAAGTTACAATTCTTCCATTGTTGTCAATAATTCTTCCATTAAATGTAAATTGAGTGATTCCGTTGGCACTTTCTCCATTTGTAATAATATAATTAACTTCAATAAAATTAAAATTATCTAACTTTTCACCAAATATACCATCTCCAAATAGTAGTTCATATCTTTGATCTTCTACTTCTTGAATGAAGAAAATCTTAGAATTGGAATCTACATTAAAAAGATTATCTGCCAGAGTAAATTTTCTAATTGTAGAACTAGTTTGATTATTACGAACTGATACTCGAATTGTAGATGTATCAATTGAAGGATTTGAAAGTATAAATCTTTGATTTACATTACGAGAGTTTACCAAAAAATTTTCATTAATATAATAACCTTCACATACTTCAATATCATTAAAAATTGCAATATTATCGACTACTGGAACTGTAATATCTTCATTAATACAAAATGTATAAGACGAAGTACCTCTTGGAGATGAACAGACGATTCCTTTTTGTAGAGTCAGTGTTACAGGATTCGTTGTAAGATTACTTGTATTAACAAAGAAGTTAATTCTTGCTCTTGCACCAGTTCTAGATCTTGGAACATATCCAACATTTCTTGCCAATGAAACAACATTCTCTCTGAGTGTTGCACTGTCAATAAAAACTTCATTGCTAATCATATTAGCATTATATGAAGTAATGTAGGTATTATATGCTAATACGTCGATGATCGTAGATAGATTTGATCCTTCAAAGTCATAGTCAGTAAAGGAAGAATTTGCTCTTAAATATTCCTTTATTGAACTTCTTACGAGATCGAAATCTAAATTTGTAAAATTTACTAGTGCCATTTATCTTATTGGCTGAAGTACGAATGATAAATTCTGTGTAGGAACGTTAATTCCTACAATTTTATAGTTAATTGTGACATAATAACCATTATTATCGTAATCGGGTGATGTTGTTACATCAATCAATTTAACTCTTGGTTCATAACTATTGATTGTAGCTCTAATTTGCTCAGAAATCATGGATGATGTAATCTCATTTATGTTCTCAAATAGAGATCTTCCAATTGCAGAACCTAAATTTTCATTAAAAAATCTTTCACCAGGAGAGGTGAATACAAGATTCATCAATGATCTGGAAATCGCAGACTCATTTTTAAGTGTGATTAAATCTTTATTCATGGGATTTGTCGCAAAAGACATGCTAATATCGACAAATCCCTTACTTACCCTCTCGACTGGCATTCGATGACTATAAAACTATCTTATTTATTCATCTCATATAGTGGTTCTGTACCATAACTCCAATCATCATAGTCATCATCGTTACGAATTTTTGAATGAATCTCATTTTGAGTTACAAAATCATGCTTTTTAGGTGTAATCTCATCATTTGAGATTTCACGAAGCATTGATTGCTTCTCAATTTTCTTGTCCCATCCATATTCACTTGACAAGAACTCAGTTCCCCAAGTTCGTTTCATAAATTCAACATTTTTATCGACTTGTTTGGTCATTGTTTTTCTCCTGATTGATAGAATCAGAACTTTTAACGGGGTTTCTATCCCGTAATTCCACTAAGTCATAATCATCTTCGAGAATTTTTTTTAAATATTCCGAGTCCCATGCTTTATAATAGTTAGTCTTTATCAGATGTTGCCGACTTAAACGCAATTTTTTACTTGGTTGACATAAGATCAAATTGTATCTTCCATTGTTGGTTTGAATTCCGTTAATATAAGTATCTTCCGTTGCACAGTCCTCAAAGAACTTCCAATCTTCATAGATTTGATTGTAATGAGATACCCATAGATTGATTGCATTCAGATCTAAAAAGTCCTCGACGATGAAGATCAGCACATCGTAGAGATCGTTTACATAGAGATCTTCAATGGAACATTCATCTATCTTGAATTTTGATTTTGCAGCAAAGGGACAAACTGCAAAGTGATTCAATTCAGGTCGAATGATCGAAACTTGATGTATCCAGTGATGAATATGTTTTTCTTTTTCAGTCATAAAAAAAGAGTGCTTATTGTATTTAAGCACTCTCGAAATTTTATCTACCTTGTCCTCTGTATCTCTTTCGTTTGCCATTACTTGAGGATGCACTCAGTAATGTTCTCTTTGAGTTTCCTTGTCTGGTTTTCTTTGGAGGACCAGATTGAAACTCTTTGTTGTTTGGACCTTTTGCTTTTGCCATAGTTTTAATTCATCAAATAATACGAGTTTTTTCATGACCCACACGAATTCGTGGATCGCACCAGATTTCATGTCCTGCTTCCTTTGCATCTAAACAGAAGGAAACATCTTCTCCGCACATATCCTGAACTGCACCAGATTCAAAAACTTGCATCTTAGGAGCAAACCAAGGATATTCAAGATTCTCAAAGACTCCTTTCTTAATGAGAACCCAACCGAATCCTGTATAGTCTACAGTGAATGGTTTTCTTCTCTTACTAATGCTCTCTACGGTTTCATGATTCATGACTCCACCATTTGAACGGAAGTCATCTTCTTCTAACCAATGAGCAACAGAGGTTGTAACACCATCTTCTGTAGCATACCATCCAGCAACAATTGGTTTTTCATCTCCCTCTGCAGGAAGTGCCAAATCACAGAGTTGCCAGAACTTTTCACTGTTGAAAACAATGTCACTATCAATCCAGAGTTGATAGTCATATTCCAACTTACCATCCCAAGGAATTTGTTTCGGACCACGAAGAACATTTGCACCCAAAACTTTACATCTCGCAAAGTTTACCATAGATGAGTAGTCTTGTGAAATTTGAATACTCATTCCATTTTGAACCAAATCAAAGCAGAGTTGTACGAATGCTTTCAGAAAGATAAATGAGCAACCTCTGCCTGGAAGGCAAAAAACAATGCTCTTTCCTTTCATTCTTTCTCGAATTGCATCATAATCCCATTCGAGTTTTGGTGTCTGAGGGGATGCTGCTTTTACTGTAAAACCTTTTGCCATTTCAATCTCCAAGAGTTTATTTAAAATTCTATCAGTCTATATATACGTTTGTCAATAGGAAGAATTTAGATAAATCTCTTTTTGAAGAGTGACTTCTTCAAAGGAAAGGTCGTTTTCAGTATAGTCAGTTTTTGCAACCTTCAGAAACTGTTGAAGGGATTTCCAAGTTGCCTCAAAGTCTTCTTCTTCGATCGAATGCATGATACATTCGTCTTGAATATAAATGTGATATAGT